AAGATGCTCTGCGAGTGCGGCCGAACCGTAACCCGCAAGAACATTTCGACACATCGCAAGACGGCCATTCATAAAACCTGCATGGAGGCATACATATCGGGACCAGGTGACCGCAAGTGGGATACCGTTCCAGAGGTGCCCGTCAATGCTCTTGAAGTGGCTCAAATATTGAACAAATCTAAAATTAGATTTCTCCCGCAACCGATCCAAGACGCAATTTATGAGTATGCCGCAGACAGGACGGCAAAAGACCAGTTTATTAAATGCGTTCCAGCTCTGTCAGCGTACAGCATGCAGCCGACTCATATAAAAGAGGTAAAATTTAGATTTCATAAGACACATTTTCAGGTGATGCTTCCCAACGGATTTCAGTATTTGATCACTCCAATAAGCAGTGTAAAGGGACTGTCGGACTACATCTACAGACATGCTCGGCGCTGGTGGGCAAACGAGACAGAATACGACATAAACGACAGGATTGGCTCTCTCCACCGAATCCTCCGCAGCACTTATGAACTCCCGAACATCGACACCCTGCACATTATAACGGGTCAAACTTTTCATCTGCTAAACTATATGGGACAGCTGGATGAAGATGAGTTTATTGAGCGCGAGATTGTCCCTATTCACCTGCGGTATTTGGTCAGCAGCTATTATTAGATTTTTTTAGATTCCTCGCTCTCGATCGTATTGTTGCCCAATGATTTTGACCGCTGCACATCCAACTCGTCTATTCGTTCCTCCAGTTGAACGTCTCGTATAATTTCAATACCCCATATCTTACATGACCGACATTTAGATTTGTATAGCATGCGAGCCACTGCTAAAGTGCAGCTAATTAACGAAGTAATTAAAAAAGTGTAAAATATTTCAGACATCATCTTTATTTATGCTCAACATATTAAACAAATTTGGATACCGAAACATAATTTGACGCAACTCCATTCGTCAGCAAAGTTCGTATTGTCATGATTGCAATGTCACCATTATTCATAACAATCGCAGCAGCATAATCAGTTTTATTTAGACCAGTCAATACGTTACTTATAGTGAAAACTGAGCCGCTGACATTATAAATAGAGCATGTATAAACCCCATTGGTTCGGCGGTTAGAGCATGTCAGCCCTGTAATATTTGAAGTCATTGAGACTTGAAATTGTCTGCTGCTGCTCTCGTTACAGCCTAAAGTTAGGATACCAGCCGAAAGAGTACCATTAATTGTAGAGCCGCTCAATTGAAGACCAGCAACGGATAAAAGATTGGTGGACGGATTGTAAGTTAGGGTTGCTGAATCAAACGCTGGGTCATAAAATCCACTTACGCCGCCTGACTGAACAAAGGTCAAATAATATGTTAATGCCGTAGTTGGCTGGTCAGTATGGTAAACTTTGCCTTCATATCCAACGGTTGAAGTTATTCGTGCATTTGAAGTCACGCTGTAACCTGATCCACCAGTATTTAATGCGATGTCACCCTCAGGGGCTGATAAAGTAATGCCAGAAAAACCTGCATCTCCGTTTCCAGCCGTTAACAGTAAGCCCCCTCCTGCAGACGATAAACTCAAGTCACCAGTTGTTGGATTTAAAGATATCGAACTGCCAAAAGTCCCAGACGTATTTAAACTAAGAGTGCTCGAAGATGATAATGATGAGGCTGTCAGGTTTGATGTTGTAGCCCCATTAGTTAAACTAATAGTCTGGCCGCTGTTTCCAACCGATCCAGCCGTCAAAACTTGGGCTAAAGTAGACGTAGGTGGAAATGGCGGCAAATTGTTGAGCAAGAACTCCAGATATGTCAGCCGCTGATTAAGATTATATTGGGAACCGAAACTCATCTTTATATTATCAAATATATTTATTTTGATCGGTTTTTACTGTACTGCGCCTTTCTCTCATTAAACTCCTCTGTTAAAGCTTCCCTCTCAGCACCCAATTTATGGTAAGCATCCGCAGCAGATTTGCTTAAAATGCCTTCCTTCTCGTAAGTATACCTATCATTTAATGTAGGCCTCATGCGCTTATAAAAATATTCAGCTGGACTTTTTACAAAGTCCTTTAAAAAATTGAGCTGTTTTGCAGTTATTTCAGGGTCAGCCTTACCTCGTTTAAGCATTAACGGCTTCTCTTTTTTGACGATAGCCGCCATTTTATGTGTAATATCCCGCATCTTTTCCTCGATCCGACCAAGTGTCAATTTCTTACCAGATTTGGTCTTCAGCTCGTCCAGAACATTCTCATAAGCCGACGTCTCTGCATAGGTCGGTCCAATTATTTTGGCCTCAACCACTTTACGGATTTCTTCAACCGCAGCAGGCTTATCGTCTGCCTCCATAATTGCGGCCCTCACCTCTGGCATCATTAACACCTCCTCCATCTCCACGTCGACCAGTTTATGTTGAAGTTCAATGTACTTCGCGTACTGCTTCTCAAGCTCCAACTTACTTGTCCGTATGAAATCAGCCAGAGCCAACCTCTCAACCTTATTTTTAGAGATAGTAATTTGGTCAATATCTTTAGCTACAATTTTAATAGCTGGCTCCTTATGACGTTTCGATATGGCCCCCGATTTAGTCAGAGTGGGGACAAGCTTGTAACCCTTTTTGGTCGGTTCTGCTAAATATTCGGGCACCTCAATTTCCTGCTCGCCGAATATTGGCATATATGCGTGCTCATTTCCGTCGAATCTGATGCCTCCTTTTTTAACCATATTTATAATAGGCCAATAAAATAATTTATTGATTATTTAGGAAAAATAAAATCTATAGTAAAAATATAATGTCAGATATTCTCGAAAAATTGAAATCCAAGGGAATCAGCGAGAGCAGTCTCAAGCTTTACACGAACAACCTCAAACGCTTAAATGGTGGCAATGATATCAAAACGCTGGCCTTTTTGAAGGACGTCGATTCAGTCGTTTCAAAGTTGGAGCACTATAAGCCCAACACTCGTCGCTCGTACTTGATCAGCGTGGTCAGTCTACTTAAGGAAGAGCCCAAAATGAAGAAGCTTTATGACCGATACTATGAACTCATGATGCATTACAATAAGGAGCTTGCAGTGAACAACACCAAATCGGAGACGCAAGAAGCCAATTGGATCAACCAGGACGAAGTCTTAAAAGTTTATGAAGATTTGGCCGCCATCGCCGTACCCCTACTCGAGAAAAAGAAGGTTACCGAGAAGGAATATGGCAGCCTCCTTGATTGGGTAGTTCTATCATTATACTGCCTACAGCCACCGAGACGAAATGCAGACTACCAATTATGCGTAGCCGTTAAAAAATATGACAGCGAACATGCAGACAAAAAGTTTAATTATCTTGACACCACCAACTGGAAATTGTTTTTTAATAATTACAAGACGGCTGGGACTTATAAGACGCAGATTGTCGACGTTAATGATGCTCTTAAATCAGTCTTGCAGGCTTATTTAACCAAGGTCTCCCCGCTACGGGCAGAATTCAAAAAGAAACCTTATAGCGTACCGCTACTCGTTGATTATGCGGGCAAGCCATTCGAGTCCAATAATGCTATCACTCGCATCTTAAATCGGATTTTTGGCAAGCGTATTGGTGTCAGTATGCTGCGAAACATTTACCTTACACATAAATATGGTGACCAAGTCGAGCAGCTGAATGACGATGCGGCTGCCATGGGGACTTCGAGCAATGTCATTAAAGACCAGTACGTAAAATTGAGTTAATTTATCCAGTCGCAAACGATAATGTCAGGCGGCTTACCAGTATCCTCCGAAATTTGTTCGATTTTGTCAATAAAATCCTCGAGGGTGTAGCCTAACTGATTCATAGCTATGAAGGCAATTGTCCAGCGGCCGCATGTATCGACTGAATCATCAAGAGACTGGAATTTCTTTTTATTATAAATGATTTGCTCCCCTGGGTCAGCAGTCTTAAAGAGTCTGGTTAACTGATGCTCAGTCTCGCCAAGCATTCGCCTCACTTCGGTCGGAATAAATCTCAGTTCCCCGTCTGGTTTGACCCCGTAACTATCGAACCACGTTATGGTCTTACCGTCTCTGACGATGCAGCACCAGTGCCCGCAATTACGTTTGCTCTCAGTTAAAATGATTCGATAGTCTCTATTCTCGGGCAATAAATCTGCTAAATTATTATAGTTGGCCAACTCGGAATATTTCAAGATTTTAGCCTTTGAGCCGCCAATATAATGCTCCATATCGTCATCGCTGAGCATCGTTGATAACAGCCGCTTATACTTGGCAATCAGATTTCGTTTAGCACCATTAGACATTTATTTGATTTAACATAAACCAACATTAAATTTTATTAGATTTAAAAATGTCACTTAAAGATATTAATGTCTCAACCTACATAAATGGTTTATAAAGAGGAGTGGTATAAGTTTGGCAAGATTCAAGAATCGAAAATATTACTATTTTTGCGAGAGCATTTTGGCCGCGACATTAAAGCGCGAGAGGACCGATATTCAAACCATGATTTTTACGACGACCAGTTCAATTATGAGTTGAAGTCGCGATACATCAAGAGTACGACTTACCGTGACACATTAATTGCCGCAAATAAGATTCAAGGCGAAAAGGAACTTATACTGGTATTTAACTTTAGGGATTGCTTAGCGTATACTCAATATGATAAGGAACGATTCGACACATATTCCCAGCAGTACATTACGGGCGACGACAAGCTCCACTATATGGTTCCTGTCGAACATTTAGAAATAATTAAAAATTGGGAATAAAAAAAATAATATATTGGTAGTATATAAAAATGTCTCTCGCTTCCTCGTCAATTTCATCTCAAAATACAAATGCTGTCCCATGGAGTATAGGTAATGTTCCTGTTGGCAAAGCAGTCGAATTTGTTAACTCTACTGCCACAAATATTTTAAGCACTACAACAATCAGCAATACCATAGCTTTAAGCCAGGGAGTCTGGTCCATTACCCCATTTTATTCTGTTTTAATTAATGATGCTACTACAGCAATTGAACAAGCTGTCGTTACTATTACGTACGTTGGATCAGCGAGACCATATTCGCAAACATTTTTTTATGATAATGTTGTTCCTGGAACTGCAACTGTATTTCCAGTTGACACAAGTGCTATTTTAGCCATTCCCGTTGGTGGGTCACCTGTAACGGTAACAATCACTATAGTATATGCTGCTCAAACTGTTCTCCCCACATTAACTCGGTTTATTCAATTTGTTAGAGTAGCCTAAAAATATTATCACACCAATAAATAAATGTCTTATTCTTCAGCGTACTCGATTGATTATCAGACAACTCCGTCATATACAAATAGTTTTCTTCTACCAAGATTAACAGACTCATCTACAAGCGTTAATATTTCATCTAACAGTGGTGCATTGACGAGTGGAGACGATTTTTTAGCCAATTCGGTTCAACTTAATACTGGGATATACCTGTTAAGATTTGTAGGAGCAATAACTGCATCAGCCAATACTGTATTAATTAGCAGTGCTACTGCAACTATAACACCTGCATCAGGTCTTGTTGTCGTTTCTAAAATGTCTATAATTACACCACCAAGCGGAGGATTTATTGCCTCTGCTGGAACACCATATTATTTTACTTTAACCGATAACGTGTCTTATGTTGTAGGCGACCAAAATGACCCAACTACTTTTACGTTAAACGTTACATGGTCTGGTGCTGGAACAGTTACATGCACTGATATGGACTGTTCTTATACAAAAATTACATAAAAATATTATCCCACTAATAATAAAATGTCTTATTCTTCAGCATATTCGATTGATTACCAAACTGGTGCCGAATATTCAAATGGCTTTTTGCTTCCAGATTTAACTAACTCATCTACATCAGCAATACTGACTCCGACTTCTGGAAATTTAACAAGTGGTGTAAATTTTGTATGCGCATCAGTTCAACTCAATTCTGGAATTTATGCTTTAAGATTTACAGGGACACTGACTGCAAGTGATAATAATGTAGTAATATCACAAGCCAATGCAGTCATCTTTCCTGCCAATGGTCTGGGAGTTGTTAATTGTACTCAATCGATAATAACCCCACCCGATGGAGGATTTACATGCGCTGCAGGTGCCGATTACAATTTTGCAGTGACTGAAGTTGTCCGAATTATTGGTGGAAACGATAACGACCCGACTCAATTTCGTGTTAATGTTGCTTGGACCATTACAGCAGGGGCACCGACCGTTTCAATTGGGAACTTAAGTATATCATATGTCAAAATTACATAAAAATATTATCTCGTGAATAAATAAATGTCATTCTCCTCAGCATCATTAGCGAATCCAATTGGTCCACCTATCCCGGGAACCCCCGTTTTGGGTCTTGTTAACCAATTTGCATCTCCAACTATAACTTTAACATCAAGTGGTGCTATAGTACCAGCCCAACAATACCAATTTAACATAGGAAGCGGCATGTGGCTTATTGAACTTAACATTACAATTATTACAAATGCCACTGTCGATTTTACAGGCTACCCATTTTATATAAGACTGGCTGATTCACTTGGTATAGATGTTTATCAGCAAACCGCAAATTTAGGCGGTACTTTTACAGGAAATCCGACATTAACTCAGAATCTAATGACATTTGACGTAGCATATCCGACAGAACCTGTTTTTGGTCCTTCAAATCAACCGTATACGGTTAGTGTATATGGCCAGTATGCTGGTGCTAACCCAAATGTTCTCATTAAGGTATTTTGTTATAAACTATGTTAAATTATTATCTTCCGTTAAAATAAACATGGCTCAAAGTATTCTCACGTATCAATATGGACCACTTCCTACGATAATTACATCAGGCACCAACATAAATTTATTATCAGGGGCACCTTTAACATTGTCTGCAGGATTATGGTCAATAACAATTTCCGGTGAAATTTCAAATGTTACGGCTGGTGATTTAGAAGCGACTGACGTGGCTCTTTACATATCTCAGACAAATAACATTGGGCCATTAATATATGTCTTAAATGACCAAATTGTACCGCTCGGAAATATTATACCAGCAGATACGTCTGCATATTATGCAAGAACATTTTTTTATCCTGTTAACGCAGATAACACCAACATGTTAATTGAATTACAGCCTATTGTTGCTGGGGTTGCTGGTAACTTCACTCAAGATTTTACTTATTTTGCTATAAAAATGCGACAGTAATCTGAAAGAAATCTAACTCCGACCTAAATAGCCATAAAAGCCCATAAAATAGCCCTAAATTGGCCCAAAATAGCCTAAAATTTAGCATCTCCTTGTTGTTATCTATACTGATATAGGCTGATATCAGTAATAATTTTAAAATATTTACCTAAGCAAATCTAAAATAATCTAACGGGCAATAGATTTCATTTAGATTTCTGTTAATTTGCCATAGTAAGCATGTAAAATCCATTATTTCGCTGAAATATATAAATATTTAGTAATAAATTCTTGTACTATATTAAATAAACTATGGCTAACCCACATGCTCAAGCTGACAAGATTTATTATGATGTCGTCATCACCAATTTGCAGACGACGACGTCTCCGCCGCCAATTCTGTATTTCAATGAGACCCGTAACAGTCCCATTATACAGAACCCTGAAGATTATTATCTGAGCATCGTCCGATTTACTTTAGACACTCCGACTCTGCCAATATTCATCCCCGAGATTCAACCCAATCAAGGCGACCTCAACCTGACGATTTATTCTATTACGCTGTCATGGACTGACCCCGCTACGTCAATAACGTACCATCAACTAAATTATGTGAACTTCCAGACGCAAGACAATGCAGCTCCTGTTCCTCTTCCACCAAATCAATATGCTAACGGACTTCAGAACAATACGACGGGGTACTATAGCATTTACACATTTCAGTATTGGATCTATCTTATTAACCTGACCTTTACGGCATGCTTCAATGCTTTAGTTGCCCAGCTACCTGTAGGAACAGTTCTGCCGACGACCAACGCCCCAATATTGACCTTCGACACTAATTCTCAAATAGCCATCTTAAATTGTGACGTTTTAGGGTATGATTATACGTCAGCCAATTACATACAGATATTTATGAACCCTGCCCTGTTCCAACTATTTAGCTCATTTCCGTTCACTGTTAATACTCTGGCAGGTACTGCATTTAATGAAAATGTGCTTATTCAAACCAACACCTTTGGCGGTGCCAATGAGATTCCGTTCCCGCCCATAAATCCCACATATACGGCTATTCAGGTGGTGCAAGAATATTCGACAATTGCCTTATGGTCTCCCATTACGTCGATAGTATTCTGTAGCAATACTTTGCCCATTGTTCCCACTCAGATCTCGGCCCCGTCTGTATTCTTGAACGGGGTCAGCTACAACAATAGTGGTAACAATGCTAACGTAAGCCAAATCATCTCAGACTTCGTATCTGACAGCGGGTTTTATAAGCCCAATATTGTTTATAACCCGTCGGCCCAGTATAGGCTTATTAGCTTGGCTGGTAACCGCCCTATCAGCAATTTAGACATTTCTGTCTTCTGGAAAGATCGCATTGGGGCCCTGCAGCCATTTTTGATTGGGTCAGGTGTAACGGCGACCATAAAGATTCTGTTCACTCGGAAGGGTAGCAGCGGAACCACCAAGCCGTAATATTTAGGGAAGTATTAATTCAAAAATAAAATAATATTGTCTTAATATAAAATAAATGTCAGACTTTCGCACCGTACTCATTGAAGATTCGCGCATAGCCGATATTACAGATAAGGAAGTTTTTGGAGTCCAGAGTGGAGCCTCTCAATCGACCTTCCAACAATTTCAAGCCGTATCTGCCTCCAACAGCAGTCTTGTTTTCAACGTCCAAATTCCGTCAGAAAATATTGTCATCGACAGACATCTGCTGCTACAGACTACCCTCAACTTTACAGTACAGATTAATGGGACTACGCAAGGTGCGGCAGGTGTCCCAGCTGGACAACAGGCTTTCCAGTATGGTCTCACCGACAGTCTTCAGGCATTCCCACTTAACAGTCTCTTTACGACAGTCCAGTCAACAATTAACAACGTGTCAGTATCCAGCAATTTGCAGGATATTTTACCTATGATTACTCGCATGAATGATAACCGTATGCTGAGCCGTTACAACAGTCTTACGCCGTCTTACGTGGACAACCAGTGGGGCGTTTATAGCAATGCCGTCCTAACTAACTCCAATCCTTTAGCAGCATATAACAACAATGGCTATGATGAGGACTTCGAACCCAGAGGTGCTTATCCACTTGAATCGATTGCCATTTCGCACTTTAATGCAGTTACCAATACAACTGACGACTCGATAATTTCTGCGGGAACAGCCGACACGTGGACTATTTCCATCGTAGTTCAACTTACTGAACCCTTTTTGGCTCTGTCTCCATTTATCAACTGCAGACCTAATCAGGAGGCTGGTCTCCTTGGAGTCAATAACATGTCTTTTGTCCTCAACGTAGATAATGGATGTAAGCGTCTTTTCTCAACTGCCAATTCTCAAGTAAACGGTGCTGGAAATGGTCTCTCCAGTTTTATCACCAGTATTACACTTGGAACATCCACTCAACCCAATGCATTCCAGAACACCAGACTTTTATTCAATTTCTTGAGTCTCCAGCCTGAGCAATACTCGAAATTGAGCACTAAGAATGTTGTTCCTTACCTCGATTATCCTCGTTATCTGAGCATTTCAAATAACAATACGCCCATCCCAGCATATAATCCTGCTGCACCTGCTTCTGTTACTCTAACATCGCAGTCCATTCAACTGAACCAAATCCCCGACCTTATTCTGATATCCGTCAGAGTACCAATGTCTGCTCAGAACTGGGCTTATACATCATCTTTCTTAACAATAAACTCTATTAGCATCAACTTTAATAATGCTTCTGGTTTGCTTTCAACTGCGACTCAGCAAGATTTATACAACATGTCCTTTAGAAACGGATCTCAGCAATCATTTTATGAATTTCAAGGCGTGGCAGGTATCAATAACAACGCAAATGGTACTCAAACGACGGTCCCAACTATTGGCAGTCTTTTGGTCCTCAATCCTTCGCTTGACTTTAGTCTGCCATCTTATCTATCGGCATCTTCGCTTGGTCAATATCAATTCCAGTTTAACATTAATGTTACTAACCAATTTCCCTTTGCTATTACACCTGAAATCGTCACGATTACTATGAACAGCGGTCTTTTTGCTCTGCAACAGGGTACAGCCCAAATTTTTACTGGTATCTTGACCAAACAGCAGGTACTCCAGACTAAGGAACAGAACCCCGTAGCACATTTAGAGAGTTCTGAATATCAGAGACTTGTTGGAGGCAAGGCCTCTAATTTAGGAATGGCAAACATTCTTAAGATGGTTCAAGAGCGCCCATTTATTAAGCAACTTAAGAGCATGGTCGGAGGTGTCTCGTCAGGTGGAGTCATGAGCGGTGGAGTCATGAGCGGTGGCAAGAGAGCCTCGAAACTGGATAAATATCTGTCATAAATTGCATATTTGAAATAAAAAAATATATATTTGTAGTATAAAAAAGATGCAAGAATATAACAACGGAATTTCTTCAACTTTAATGAGAAATGTGTATAAGGGAATCCTTAACGGTCAGCCTCAGCCGAATATGCTTGGCGGCAAACGCGCGCGCCTTCATCCAAAGGCTGGGCTGACTCAATATGATTATCCAAGTACTTTAGCAGTTGGGTCGCGTGCAATTCATCAGCCAAATTTGCTGGGTGCAGGATTTTGGCAGGACTTTGGTAAGGGATTTAAACAGGGCTTAGTAGGTACAGCCCAGGTAGCCGCTCCAATCGCTGGAGAACTGGCCAAGGAGGCTGCTTTAAGTTATATTCGGGGAGGCAAACGACGAGGCGGGAAATATTCAATCGGGAAATTTATGCATGACACGAAAGATGTGCTCGAACCATTTGCTCACCAAGTCGTTCCAGTAGCCACCAACGTAGCCTCGAGCGTGGCAAAAGACGCAATAAAATCTTATTTGGCTGGTGGGGCTATGCTATCCAACCGCCCTGGCGAGTTTCATAATACAACTTATCCTCAGGCATTGCAATCTTATCACCCAGACGAATCCCATCTTTATGCAGGTGCTCGAAAACGAAAATCTAAAGTGAGGGCTGGTGCGCAGTATAATTCAGATAGCGATTCAGACGATGGTACAATGGTTGGCGGTGACTTAAAGCATTACTGGGCTCAGGTTAAACAATTAGCTGCATCGCAGGGTATTACGTCGGCAGCAGCCAGAAAGTTAATCAAGGCGAATAAATCATTGTATACGTCTGAGGCTCCCAAAAAGCGTGGACCGAGAAAGGCAGCAGCTGCACCAAAGCGTGCACGTAAAACAAAGCTTGAAGCGGCTGCGGAAAAATTAGCCAAGCAGTATAGAGAGGAAAGTGAGCCCGGATATGAAATGGAAGCAATTGACACCGTACCAAGAAAAGGCGTACGAAAGGCATTGTCGAAAGAAGCAATTTCCGATTATTTGAAGCTTAAAAAGGCGCCAAAACTAAAGAGGGCATCAAAAGCAGCCCCAGAGTTCGGTGTAGCGGGTGGGGTAATGAGTGGCGGAAATTGGCTCGATGACGTAGTTAAGGTGTCAAAGGCGGCTGCGCCCTACGTGGTTCCTCTCATGATGGCAGCAGGCAGAAAGCCAAAAAGAATGTCTCTACCTCAATCAGGGCGTAAACGTGAAGTCGCCCGCGGGGACATCGTCGCAGCAGTAATGAGGCAACAGGGAATAAGCCTCCCAGCAGCAAGTCAATACGTCAAGGCCAACGGGCTTTATTAATAACCTCGATTAAAAATAATATATTGTCATAAATAAAATGCCGTTATTAGCAACATATGGAGACCTTGGTGGAAACCCTGACAGTATATTTAGCGCGTCGAAACGCGTTGCATCGTATTCTTTAGACAATATTGCACCCGCAGGAAGTGCCGAGCGAGAATTTATAAATGCGCAGAAATCAACTGGAAATTATTCGCTAAAATTTCTCGAATTTCAAAATATGATTTCAGAACTATACCAAAACATAGAGTTAGTACTTGAGTTGCCAAGACCAAGAACTCCAACTGAAGATTTCAATTACTTGCAGCAGATAAAGTTTTTGGGTAGTGCTCTAAACAGAGCAGTCTTATTTTTTAGATCATATATTAGTTCAAATATAGCAGATTTATCAAAGCAAGATGTATTAAAATTGAACGAAATCATAGTAAAAATAAAGGAGTATCTCGCATATTTAACAAATAAGGAAATTGAATATAACAGGTCGTTGGCTCCAGCTCCACCTGGTATGCCGTCATATGGTGCCAACACTTGGCAGATTTTATTCGATTCTCTTAATGAATTTATAAGGCAGATTGAAATCGCTCTGTTTAGTTACAATCAAAATGACAACGCTAATCGTACACTGCAAGGTGCAGGCCGCAATTTCTACGGCAAGAAAATAAACAATACTCGTGACATTCCGACGGTATATTCGCGCAGCATCAAAAACTGCCCGACAAAATATTTATTATAAAATATAAAATAAGAATATATAGCAATGCATGATTTATTTGAAGCGCGCAGCATAAAGGACTATAGCGCGGCTATACGCAAAATTTTCAATTTGATGACTATTTCGAGAACATACAAGGTCGTAGGGTCGGCCTCGTTTAAGCATGCTAAATATGTGTCCGATTATGACCTCAACGACTATTTTAATTCGAGCGACAAGCATACCATTTTGCACTCAATATATTTATTTTTTAAAAAGAAATTTGCAGAGGCCGAGCAAAACCCCGACATATACATATCAGATTTTAAGTGCGGGATGGACTCCGACGGCAAAGCTTTGCGGTGGGATAAAGGCGACATAAAGGCGGGCTTCAAGACCATGAAGGACGGGCGAAAAATTGCGTTCCAGGATTGCATATTAATGAAGACGACTATGAAGCTGGACGTCATCGCGTTGATCGACGGCATATTCACCGAGTTCTCGGACAATTATTTTATTAAGATCGGGGACGATGCCAACTTTTTCAAAGAGGACGCGGCCAAGCAGAGCATTCTCAACAGCATAAAGCACGACTTTGACGAGTACTATTATGCCTCCCACAATTATATGAAGGGACTGAAAAGATGCTTTGCCTATTATAACATCGAGGGCAAAAACAAGCAAAAAATGACGACGCTGTTCAATTTCTTCAACTCGGTCACTGGTCTTATTTATAAGCAGCGGTCTGAAATAAATACCATTATCGCATTGCTGGAGCAGGAGTTCAGGACTCCGAAGTTGGCTGACATAAAGCGGAACGTTGGACTGATCGCGCAGAAATGTGAATTTATAAAGGACGCGGCTTTAGAGAAATCTTTAATGGCTGCATATAACAGCAATACGCTCGAGGATATGGCGAGTAAATTAGAGGCTGTCAGTCTGGAACTGCTGAAAGTAATAAATGCGCGGTGCTTGAAATTTGTGAAAAATAATAAATCTGTATTACTATATTAAACAAGTATGAATTTCGAGTCTGAAGGATCACCATTCTGTATTATTAAAAATTCGAGGACTAAAAAGACGCCAATTATTAGCGCGGACGACAGCAAAAATGCTAAGGCTATTTTTAACGAGCTTAAATTAACGGGTGAGGAGAAATTTCAACAGATTCCTGACACCAAAAAGGAGCGGCAGATATTATATGTATGCGGTCCGTCTGGCAGCGGCAAATCGTACTATACCAAAGCATATTGCGACCAGTTTAAGCGGGCGTTTCCAAAGAGACAAGTCTATTTATTTTCATCGATCGCAGACGACTCAAGTATAGATAAAGTGAAGGATTTGAAACGGATTGCGCTGACGCCTGCGCTGCTGCAGGACGACCTCAAGGCCGAGGACTTTAAGGACTCGTTGGTAATCTTTGACGACGTTGACTGCATAACCGATAAGCCCATGAAGATTAAGGTCGCAGCCATATTGAACAGCATTCTCGAGACGGGTCGCCATTTCAATGTGTACTGTATCTATACGTCCCATCTTGCATGCTCTGGTAACGAGACTAAGCGGATATTGAACGAGGCCCATTCCATTACCATTTTCCCAAAGAACAGCGGTGGTCGTGTACTTAAATACCTGCTTGAGAGCTATCTTGGGTTTGACAAGGACCAAATTAA